GAAGGTCGTCAAAGAATCCAGAAGACGAAAACTCGACCATATTGTCGATAGCGATATATGGAATGCCACCATCTTCAACGTCAAAGGTATTTTGATCGCCTGTTTCGCCATAGATCAAGGAAGACGACTCTAATTCTAGTCCTTCGCTAGTGAGACCAGAAACAAGACCGTAAATCCTTAATTGAGTTTCTCTCGGAATCCCAAATTCGTCAGTATACCTACCAGTAAGATTATTCTTAGTAAAACAACGTACGCTTTTCTTATGGAAGTATGATCTCTTGCTTGCAACATCTTTTATAGCTGAATCTCGCTCAGCAATGATAAACTGAGTTGCAGTTTTGGTGCTATATGTAATTTCTTCTGTTCCGATAACAACTCGACCATCTCTTTCAGGAAAACCGATTGTAGAGAACACATCAATGCGATCTCCAACTCCAGCATTCTGAGAAAGAGCATTCATCAGGAATGTACGGCGAGCAATCGAGAATTTGCCCTCTTTACTTCCAGGAGAAATAGTCAGAGTGTATAATCTACTACCTTGATATGGTTCACCGACAATATTGTCGATGATTGCAAGAGCAGCTGTCAGTTCTGGGTTATATGGGTCGGGTACTTGTCTAATTTCATTACCAACAACCTCACGGATGTCACCAGAGATAACTTCGACTAGTAAAAGCTCTTTACTATTCCAACCAGACTCCGAACTCTTGAAAACATTCTCTTTCGGATAGAAAATGTCTGGTTTGACACTAAAAAGAATCTGGAAAATGAATTCCAAAGATTGTGGCGTACCTTTGACTTGATAAAAGTCCTTGATACGCTTAACGAGCAAGTTTTTGTTGCTCTGGTCTCTAAGATACTGATATGGGAAACCAGAAGTATATTGCTCTTCGTATTGTTTGATTAATCCTGCCAGCAGCAGGTTGCTTAGGTTGCTAACTTCAGCAAATTGTTTATGGACATCTGTATTACTGTCAACAAAGCTGATATCATTGTATAAATCGCCAATTGTCGTTTTTGCACTATATCCTCTAATGCAATTTTGAAACTGGGTATCGTTTTTAGTCTCATACAGGAAAATTTCCTGATCGATCATTATCAGACCGTTCTTATCAGGAAATCCGTCAGTCTTATCAACTGTAATATGAATGTTTGCTGAACCATCAGCAATTTCTTGCTCTAGGGAACAAGTTTTGACAAGAATTTCAGGAGAGAAGGTATCAACGTCAAGATACTTCTCAAAATTCTGAATAATACTAGTAGGTCCCTCTCCGATAGAGAGTGCTTCGTAGTATTTCGACAGAAAATTAGTTACGAGGGGGTAATCCTCGACAATGAAATCAGGAAGCTGATTTTCAATCAGTGCTGCGAGACTAGGACCTTGCATTTATCAGATTAATGATTCTTTCTTGATTAGGAAGACGCTACTTGTCAAATCTAAAGTTAGATATGCTTCACGGAGTGCATTGATGTCTTTATTTTTAGGAGAGACTCTAAGTTCAATCCTATCGTCATCATACGTTCCCCTGATTATATTTAACCGATTCAACATTACCTCTCCTTTGAGGTAATCAATCGTTCCTTGCTGTGCATTTAGCACAAAACGATCTTTTGTAGTTGCATCGATCTTATAAAGATAGACATTGCCGACTTGATCGTCAGCTAAGTAAACAACATCGTTTGGATAGTCAGCAAGTACAAATCCTGTACTCTGAACTGATGGATCGGTACATCCGCTCCTGACAACATTTTGATAACAGATTTCGTACTGAGCAACAGTGTTCAATACTGGAATGAAATCTTTTCTGAGCGTTACTGAAGTTTCGTTAGATGTAATAGCAGAGTTGGTGGCATCAATGATACCAACAATTCGACTATATTTAAAACGTCCGTTAAATTTCTCTAAATCAGAACTACCTTTATAGCTAGTAAGAGAATTAAGAACCTCAGCTTTAATTTGAGACTCATTGAGAGTCGTTTTAGACTGATTGTAATATACAACCGAATCTAATTCGACATATGTAATAGAAGGGTCAACGATTTCTGGTGTGACAGAAACCACGGCATACTTCTTAAGTTCTGCCGAAATTAAGTTTTTCGTATATTGCGACAGTTTAGTTGCAAAACGAGGTTTAATTACAATTTTGACTTTTCCGTATTCTGGCGGGTCAGCTTCTTCTCCACCAAAGCAAACAATGTCAGCAATCGCAGGGTAAATACTACGGATAACTGATTCGTAGTCATCTGCGGTAACTGCTCTATTTTGCGCATTGAAAACTTTTGGAGCGTTTCTTTTAATACTATCGATTGATTCAAGTTTTTCTCCTCCTGATGCAGCTGCAACAGTAGTAAGGTTTATTTGCGGTGCATAATTAATATTACCTACTGAATCTTCAATTACAGCAGAAAAGGTGAATACCTGAGCGGCATTAGCAACTTCTCCATTGGTAACGATATAAGAGACTTCAATAAAGTTATTAGTAGTAAGTTTTGTTCCTAATACACCATCTCCAAATATAATTTCATATCTTTCGTCCTCTCCTTCTTGTAAGAAGAAAACATTAGATTCTCCATTATGCCCTATAATATTAGAAGCTAATTGATATTCAGTAATATTTGTATTATCTAAAGTTTCCCTAACAGTTACTTTAATAGTGCTAGTATCAATATTTGGATTCCTTAGGATAAATCTCTGAGGAATAGCAGCATTAAATGTAAAGTTTTCGACTACGTAGTTGCCTTCTTTAATTTCAATATCATTAAAGGTTGCAACATCAAGAGAATCAACACTCGCAATATAGTCTCTTATTGTAATAAAGGAATATGAAACGCCATTAATTCTGGTGAGAAATTGTGAACCTCTAGGAAGGGTAACAATCTCAGGAACGCTAGCGTCAGCTATGTAATTAGCAGTAACGGTAACTATAGCTGTTGGTGCTACCGATGACTTGGGAACATATCCAATTTGCTTTGCCAGAGACACTACGTTGTCTCTCAGAGTGGCGGAAGGCAAGAATGCCTCATTGACTACCATATTGGCGTTAAACGCCGTGTAGTACGTATTATAGGCAAGTAAATCGATCAGAGTCGATAAGGTCGAGCCTTCAAAATCGTAATCAGTAAAATCGCTATTAGATCGCAGGTACTCTTTTAGAGCAGTTTTGACCTGATCAAAATCTAAATTTGCAACCTGAATGTAAGACATTATCGAGTTCTCTCTAAGAAGAAGTCTATTTCGCGTACCTGAACGTCAGTGTTGACACCTATGATTTCAAATGCAAGAACTACATCGAAACCATTGCGCTCGTAGTTTAAGTCAACATCAACCCGAACAAGATCGACTCTTGGTTCATACTTTCTAATGACGTACTCAATTTCCTGACTGATCAGAGAAGCTGTAGCAGCGTCGAGAGGTTCAAACAGATAATTGGCAATATCACTGCCAAGATCGGGTCTATAGAACCTCTCGCCTTTACGAGTAGAAATAATATTGTACAATGCCCTTTTCACTGCAGTTTCACCTGTAGTGTTGAGTACATCCTTAGTAACGGGATTGATACCCATCGAGATGGATAAATCCTTGAATTTAACCTCTCTTGGCATTGTAGTTTAGGGATCTAAGGTATGTATATCAGTTCTCTGACCTTTCTGTAGGAACTGATTTCTTTTCGCTAGATTTTCGCATCAATGCATCAGCCCGTTGATCGGTGATGAGCACCATACCAGATTTCTCAAACTGGTCTGAATAGTCTACAGGTGTCTTTCTCGGAATTGGCATCAATTTGTTCCTATTGGGTAAGCAGGAAAACTTTTTACGGGGTTTTATCCCGACGCTTTATTTATTGTCTGACTCTTCGGGCGTTTTCCAGAAGTAATCATCTGTATCTCCTAGTCTACCCCATCTCACACCGTTCTCAACTTGATAATACTTGGTCGAAACCTTGAAATCAGGTGTCTTGGGTGTATCTGGAGTGATTGACAAGTCATACAACCGCATTCGGTTGTTAGGATATAGAGCAAATTGACCATTGTCGAGCTCAATACAGTTGTGAGACTTATGTTCTTGCGGATTTTCGCTCACATTCGTGTTTGTAACATCACAATCAGAGTGATAGTTGTCCAAAGTGAACAAATATGAACCTTTTTGCTCCCCATAATTGCGGGTATACAAAGAAACGTCCATACTGCCAATGAATTGCTTCTCGACTACCCTCAAACCATAATCCATACAGTTCCAAAACTGCAAATTTGGCAAATCTAAGTCTGGGGTAGGTGTTTCGGGACGACTAACAAAGGCACTGATCGGAAGCTTGTCGTAAAGAGCGCCATATTCGGGTAAATATGTCTCAAAATAAAAAGCACGTCCAGGAATCGACTTAGCCGATACCCAAACGCCCTCAACAAACTCACCGTGTCCGTCAATATGGTCTCTAAGATACTCTTTTCGGACCCATACTGTACGGGAAGGTAAATTAATTACTAATTGCATCTAATTCCCACGTAGGTGGATGAAATTGGCAGTACTCATTGAAGATGATTTTCATCTCTTTATCAGTTAGTTCCGCGTTCCTTGCTGCTTTGGGTAAATTCCATTTAGCAGCCCATAACATTTCCATCGATTCGCGGGTATTAGGTCTCACTTACCTTGTCCGCGATACTGTTTTTGCTTAGCATTGCGGGAAGAAGCTGCAAGTTTTGTATTTGCAGACTTGCCTTGACGTGTTTTCTTTGGTTTTGCAGGCATATACCCGCCGATTGATCCATAAAGGGCCATAATTAATCGCAAATAATGTCAGAGTTGTCAGTTGAAGCGCGGTTGTTTTGCAATCCACCTTTACCACCAATTGTTTTGGTGATTGTTGGATCTACATTCACACCTGGAGCAGCTGCATCGATATCGAATGAAGCGTCACCTCCACCGCTACCACCTCCACTGCCGTCTGAACCGCCTGCAAGACCTGCAAGCATACCAGCGATAGTAAAGATACCAGCGGCAGCGCCGATGGCAGCAACAGCACCTAGACCAGCTCCTGCAGCGGCAGTAGCCATAGAGGTTGCTGCGCCTCCACCAGTGCATAATAGCACAGTTGGTGATCCTATGGCAACAGCTGAACCGCAGTTGATTGGATCAGAGATCCTTGCAAGAGGTAATCTAGTGGCACACATCTTTGGAGCAAGTGCTACTAGGATAGCATCCGTCTCTGCATCCAGAGTTTTTGCCGTAGGTACTGGAATTGCGGGAACATCTGTACCAGCCATTACTGTTTTGCAAACAGCTTCCACTTGTCCAGGGTGGCAAGCAGGATTTTCTCCGCAAGGTTTGCAGTGGGGAAGACGGGGTGCCTTGTCGTGCAGCGGTTGAACCTTAGTGACAAGCACTGTTGTGACTAAAGATGGACCATATGTCATCGGTGGCCAACAGATGTGCCCCGTGCAAGTGCCAGTAACTAGACCTAATGCAGCCATTTAAATCCTAGTATGTAATAATGTGTGGTCTCCACGCAGATGTTGAGCAATCGTAGTCTCTTTTCTGCCTCTTTGTATATTTAGAAGCTTTGTTGAACCATCGTTCATAGACTGTTTACCGTCATAATGCGCAATTTCTCTACTATTAGCGTAATTAAATGCCGTGCCACGGTCCTCACCAACAAAAAGACGCGCAATTGCAGTAGCTGGTACTACACTAGGAGCGGAAAATGTCAAAGATGCACCCGCTTGAGTTGTATCAGACTCGTATGTCATCAAAATCGTGCGCTCAGTATTGATAGAATACGTTCCAGCGTCCACTGCATCGGTCATTGTTATTTGATTATTGTTAATATCAATCGCTGCAATACTAATAACGCCGCCACCAGATCCTTTAACTCCTTCAACGCGCAGTCCAGGTGCAACATCCTCAATTTCTGCATTAAAAAGTATTTCGGTAACTGTAACAACAGTTGTTCCGTCAGCAGTAATATTCATTGCAACTCCAGGAATCAATCTTAAAACCTCATTGTATGACATTGCACCTCCATCTAGACTGATACGAACACCAACAAATAGTTTTTCGTAGAAGTCCATTTCAGCAAATCCAACATTTTGGATAAAACGACTATTAGCAGTGATATCTCCAGTACCAGTAATCTCTGGATTAGGCAGATCGATAGTTACAACTGGTTCTTGAACATAACCCTTTCCAGGATTGATTATATTAATTGATGTAACACGACCTTGAGTAACAATAGCTTCTACAGTTGGTGCTCTTCCATCTTCCAAATCAGGAGCATTGAATGAAACGTTAGGTGTATTCATATACCCAAGTCCAATATTGATTGGTCTAACTTCTTCTACACCTTTACCTTCAATATCATAATTGTTCATTTCGATATAACCATACTCAGGAAGATCCGCTGTATCAAAATCTACTACTCTTAACTCACTTTCCTCTGTATTCATAAACTCTGACAGCTGTGCCATTAGAGTATTGTTATCAGGATTCCCCTGTGCATCAACAGCTGCTATTAAATTGTCTCTATGTGTGCTCCAATCAGACTCAATGGTCAAGTCAGTATTGAACGTCTTAGAGAATGCCCCTCCAAAAGAAGGGTTTCCAACTGTAGTAGTTGTTTCTGATTCTGGTGTTCCTGTATCTCCTGGTACATTAGGATCAGGTGGCACCGCAGGATTTGTGGTAGTCTGCGTATATGATGGTGTAGTACAAACCCAGATACCTGTTATTGTAATAGGTAAAACTCTTTCTCCTGTTCTATGGGGATCGTATCTAAAGATAGACCACTTAAGTCGCTCGGATGGTGGCGGAACACTTCTGAATCCGTGAGTATACATCTCTTGAGCTATTTCCACATAAGATACAGTGGGAACAACTGTTTTCATATCATTAAACGCAAGATCCATATAATCTTGTGCAGCGATTGCATAATCAAATGCATCACCTAGTTCGCAAAAGAATGTCTTGGACTCTTTAAACATATCGCCACTGTCATTATAATTCGGTTCCAGCTTCTTATTACCGATATCTTCCTCGTCCTCAACGCATTCAACAATCTCTTTATAATTGTTATCGATCTCTGCGCTCTTACTCAGTCCTCTAGTATCAATTTTAAATTTATCTTTATCTAAAGGTACATCACAAATGACGAAATCTTTGATAGCTTCAAAGTAACCCTCAAACCCATCTTTCAATCCCTTCTCAACACATCTATTTCTTTTATTTTTAAGTGGAAGACCCTCACCACCTATCTCCTCTCCAATTATAATTGTCTTCGTTTGAGTGCCACTTTCTCCCTTCTGAGTCCAGGTCTCGCCAGCAATCTCGATAGTACCTAATGCAGTTTGAGCAGTGTCTGGATTATCATCCCACTGCAGCTCTAGTTCAATCTC